GTAAGACAGCTTAACTATAGGAGGACTTAAATGTCTGACAGTAACCCATTACTGAACAATGTGTCAGTACAAGGTGCTGCTAAATCTATTGAAGGTTTGATGGACTCTAAAGGAGTTATCAAAAAACCTCAAGCAGAAGCAACACCAGTTGAACCAAAAGAAGAAGTTGAAGCGAAAGTGGAAACAGAAACTGAGGTTGAACAACCAACTGAAACTCAACCAGAACAACCAGTTCAGGAAGTTGCAGAAGAAGAAGCATCAGAAGATGAAAATGCGATTGAAGAACAAGAAACCGATCTACACCAGGTTATTATCAATGGTGAAAAGATTGATGTTGACCTTGAAGAATTAAAAGCAGGTTATCAAAAAGATGCCGACTATAGACGAAAAACTGAGGAGATAGCGATTGAAAAAAGAGAGCTAAAAGCCGAAGAAGATCGTCTGAAAAACCAGTATTCAACAAAGATGGAAGATTTAAATTCTTTAGTCGTTACTTTGAATGCTGAAATTAACAACGATATGAATTCTAAAGAGTTAGATGCTCTTTGGGAGGAAGATCCGACTGAAGCTGCTAGAGTTGATCGTAGAATACAAAAACGAAAACAATCAATTCAACAAGCACAGCAAAAACTGAGAGAGCATCAACAATCTCAGTTCCAGGAAGTGTTAAGAGAAGAACAAAAAAAACTTCACATGAAGCATCCTGAAATTGCTGATCCTATAAAAGGTGCAACAGTTAAATCGAATATTATGAACTACTTAAGTTCTAAGGGATTCTCAAATGAGGATGTCGCAAGAATTTATGATTCAAGATATTTTGATGTGATTATGGATGGTATGAACTTTACAAAATCTAAATCAGTTAAACCTGGTTTAGTTTCTAAAAAAGTTAAACCAACTACTAAGTTTGTTAAGTCAGGCGTTAAAAGTACAAAAGAAGAATTAAACTCTAAGTCTAGGTTGAATCAAATTAAGACGCTTAGAAAATCAGGAAGTCCAAAAGACGCTACTGATCTTTTACTGCGTTATTTATAAACAATAACCTACTAAGGAGATAAACAATGGCTGTATATCAAACATACCAAACAGTCGGCATAAGAGAAGATTTGGCAGATATTATTTATTCAATATCACCAACTGAAACACCTTTTATGTCTGGCGTTGCTAAAACAAAAGCAACAAACACTTCACACCAATGGCAAACAGACGCATTAGCTGATGTGGCTGCAAATGCTGCGGTTGAAGGTGCTGCGATTTCTTATGGAACTCAAAGTGCGACAACTAAAGAAACTAACTACACTCAAATCTCTACTAAAGCTGTTCAAGTATCAGGAACTAATGATGCTGTAACATCTGCTGGTAGAAACAATGAGTTAGCTTACCAAGTAGCTAAAGCTGCGAAAGAGTTAAAAAGAGATATGGAAACTGCTCTTTTATCTAACAATGCTAAAGTTGCTGGTGATGGTTCTACTGCTAGAGAACTTGGTGGAGTCCAAACTTGGATTGAAACCAATGTATCTGCTGGTGCAGGTGGATCAGGTGCTGGTAATGGTGCTGCTAGAACAGATGGTACTCAAAGAGCTTTTACTGAAGATCAGTTAAAACAAGTATTGAGAGAATGTTATGATGAAGGTGGAAATCCAAACATGATTATGGTTGGTGCTTTCAACAAACAAAAACTATCTGGCTTTACTGGTGGTTCAACTAGATTTGACCAAGCAGAAGACAGAAGATTAGTTACATCTATTGATGTGTACGAAAGTGACTTTGGAACTTTACAAGTTGCTCCGAACAGATTTATTAGAGGTGCTAATGCTACTGCTGCTAAAGTTGGTCAAGATGCTCTAATTTTAGAGATGGACTACTGGGCAGTTTCTTTCTTAAGAGACTTTACTCTACAAACTCCAGCTCAGACTGCAGACGCAGATCAGAGATTTATGTTAGCTGAGTACACTCTTGAGTCAAGAAATGAAAAAGCAAGTGGTATGGTTACTGACCTTACAACTTCATAATAAATAATTTGTGGTGGGGGAGAAATCCCCCATCATATTTAATCAACAACAATTTTGTTTGGTCTTTGAAGATTTCTTTTAAGTCGGAACGAAGCAAATAAATAGGATATAAAATGAGAACACTAAACGATTATTTTTTAACTGCTGAGATTGAAGATATTTCTACAGCTTCATCAACTTTTGTTGCTATCCCTGATGGTGGAAAAGTAGTAAAAATTATTACTGCTTTACAAGGTGCTATTTCAGGTGCAGATGCAGCTATTACTTTTGAAGTAGGTGGTACTGCTATGACGAACTCTGCTATTACTGTAGCATATGATGGTTCTGCAGCAGGTGATGTAGATTCATCTGAGCCAAGTGCTGCTAATAGAGTTGAAGAAGGTGGAACTATCGAAATGATTACAGATGGTGGTTCAACTGGAACTGCAAAACTTCTTGTCACTTTTGTAATAAGAAGATAATATAACTTTTAGGGGGATCTTGCCTAGCTGGTACTTCCCCCTACCTAATTTAAGGAGAAAACAATGGCTATGAATTATGCTCTAAGACCTGGAACTACACAAAAAGTATCACCATCTGGTTCATCTGCTGCAACTGCAACTGCATTTGGTACACAAACTGAATATGTAAGAGTAGCTGCTGATGCTGATGTTCATATTGTATTTGGTGCTTCACCAACTGCAACAACAGATGATATATTTTTACCTGTAGACCAACCTGAAATTTTTAAAGTTTCACCTGGTGAGAAAATGGCTGCGATTGGAACTGCAAATGTTTCAGTGACTGAAATGTCTAGCTAGGAATGGCTAAACAAAAGTTTACTCATTTTGTTCCAAGACCGAAACCAAAAAAAAGACCTGGCAAACATAAAAAATCTCAGAATAAAAATGAGAAACGACAGAAGAAACAAACTAGATATAAAGGTCAAGGTAGATGAAAAAAGATATTGAAATAGATGGTTTAAAAAAAACTACCTACATGAAAGATGACATGGAAGGTAAGATTGTAACCAAAGAAGAAGTCAATATTACTCCTCACTTGCAACACAATAAAAGATTATTAACCCTAAATGATGGGTATAATAAAACTAGGGATATGAAAAGAGTAGCAAGTATTCCAACTATTGCTTTGCAAGTTTGGGCAAAAGAATATAATGGTAGTAATAATTGGTTTGGACTACCAAAAGATGTTCAAAAGAATATTTTAAAAAAGAAATTAAACTCTAGTGAGTTTAGATATTTCAGAACTGCAGAAGGTAAATTATAATGGCACTAAATAATTATTCAGCTTTAAAAACATCAATTGCTAATTGGTTAAATAGATCAGATTTAACATCAGAAATATCTGGTGATTTTATTGTTCTTGCAGAAAAAGATTTCAATTCTAAATTAAGAATTAGAAAGATGATTACAACTGACAGTTCATTTACAATTGATTCTGAAACAGTTGCACTTCCTACAGGATTTTTACAAGTAAGAGATTTCTTTATTGTAAATGGTGGAACGAAATATGCTTTAAATTATATTACCCCTGCTCAAATGGATCAAATCAAAGGGGGTTCAATGTCTGGACAACCAAGTACTTATACAATCATTGGAGATAATTTTAGATTTGCACCTACTCCTGCTAGTTCATACACAGGTACAATAAATTACTATAAAGAGTTTGATCCTTTATCAGATTCAAATACTACAAATTATATTTTAACAAATCACCCAGCTATATATTTATATGGTTCACTATATCATGCTGCTAACTTCTTAGGTGGAATTGAACCTAATCAAGCAGGTCAATGGGAGAAGATGTATCAAACAGCATTAGAGAGATTAGAGAGAAACGATAGAGAAGACCAATATGGTAATGCACCATTACAACAAAGATCAGATGTAACAGTCGGTGGTGCGTTTACAGACTCTAGCAGAATTTCTATAACAAATAATACTTAGGTTAATAAATGCAAATACCCTTTGGAGAATGGCTACCAGATCAACCAGAGCATCTTAATCCAGGTGCAAATGTTGCAAACAATGTTTACTTTGCAAGACAATCCTACAAACGATTTCCTTCATTAGTTAATTATTCATCTAATAATATTGGTGCAGATAGTAGAGGTGCAGGTTCTTTTAGAGATAACTCTAATACTGTATTTAATTTTGTTGCAACCAATACAAACTTATATCAATTAGATGGTGGAGCATTCACATCAAGAAAAGGATCTTTAACTGGAGCTAATGATGACTTTTGGACATTCACTCAGTTTGGTAATTATGTAATTGCAAGTAATGGTGTCGATGCACCTCAATATTATTTAATGGGTACATCTACTAAC